CACCGGCACGGTGCGGTTTGACGACGGTGACTTCACCGTCATCGCCGACCTGCCCAAGCGGGTCGATTGGGACCAGGGCCAGCTGGCCGCCATGGTCGCGCGCATCCGTGCCGCCGGCGACGACCCTGCCCATTATGTCGACCTCACCTACAAGGTGCCCGAGCGCAAATACGCCGCCTGGCCCGAGGCCATCCGCAAGGGTTTCGAGCCCGCGCGCACGGTGCGCACCGGCAAGCCCGTCTTCCATCTCAAACCCCAATCGGAGGATCGCTGATGCGACACAACGACCTGAAACGCTTGCGCGAGGAAAGCTTGACCCTCAGGGCGCTGCCCGAAGCCCTGACATCGCCCGGCTCGACGACTCGCGCCCTGCCGATCGGCGAGGCCACGCTCGACGATCTCGCCATCACCATCATGGACCTTGACGCCGAGGTGAACGCCCTGACCGAGCGGCTGCGGGCACTGCGCAGGCTCTACGAGCTTGCCCGCGAGGGCGGTGCGCGTGGGCGCGACCTGGCGCTGAAAGCAGCTGCGAGGGGGCTCAAATGACGCTCAGGATCATCACCGCCGAGGAGCGGCTGCGCGAGGCGCAAGGCAAGACCACAGTGGCGCTGTTCGGCCCGAGCGGCGTCGGCAAGACCACGCTCTTGACGACGCTTCCCGCCGAGGAGACCGTCTGCCTCGATCTCGAGGCCGGGCTCAAGTCGGTGCAGGACTGGCGCGGCGACAGCCTGCCGATCCGCCGCTATTCCGACGCCGTCGATATTGCCTGCCTGATCGGTGGGCCCAATCCGGCCGCACAGCCTGACGAGCACTTCTCGGAGGCGCATCATGCGCATCTGCGGAACCGCCATCCCGAACTCGCCGCGCGGCTCGATACCAAGCGCATTGTCTTCGTCGACAGCATCACCGACCTGACGCGGCAGGCGATGGCCTGGGCCCGGACCCGCCCAGAGGCGATCTCCGAGCGCACCGGCAAGCCGGACACCCGCGGCGCCTACGGGCTCCTCGCCCGCGAGGTGATCGGGCTCTTGAAGCACCTCCAGTATGCGCCCGGCCGGACGGTGATTTTTGTCGGCATCCTCGAGCGGATCACCGACGAGATGAACCGGACAATCTGGCAGCCGCAGATGGAAGGCGGCAAGGCCGCGCGCGAGCTGCCCGGCATCGTCGACCAGGTGATGACGCTGGGCCTCTTCAGCCCCGAGTCCGGCCCAGACGCTGTATCGGGCGGCGCGATCACCTGGCGGCACGACCCCGAGAAGGGCGAGACGCGCCGCCTCGTCTGCCGCTCGGGCAATCCCTGGGGCCTGCCCGCGAAGGACCGCTCGGGGCGCCTCGACCTGACCGAGCCGGCCGATCTCGGCGCGCTCCTCTCCAAGATCAACCACGCACCGAAAGGATGAACGAGATGACCTTCGACATGAACGACGTGGCGCCGCAGCAGTCCGGCGACCTGATCCCCGACGGCACCTTCGCCAAGGTGACGATGTCCATCCGCAAGGGCGGCACGGACGGGATGAGCGAGGTGGATCGCGGGCTTCTGAAGCCTTCCAACCAGCCCGGCAGCGATGTGCTGATGCTCGACGCCGAGTTCACGGTGGTCGAGGGGCCGCATGCCCGGCGCAAGTTCTGGCAGATGTTCACCGTTCAGGGCGGCAAGCTCGACGAGCAGGGCCAGTCGATCGGCTGGAAGATCTCCAAGTCGACCTTCCGCGCCATGATCGACAGCGCGCTGGGCCTCAACCCCGAGGACATGAGCGAGGCGACCAGGGCCAGGCGCGTGCTGCGCGGACTCGCCGATCTCGACGGGATCACCTTTGTCGCGAAGATCCGGATCGAGCCGAGCCGCAACCCCGCCTACAAGGATGCCAACAAGCTCGACCATGTCGTGCTGCCCACCGCGCCCGAGTGGAAACAGGTGATGGCGGGCGAGACGGTGCCGGTGCAGCCTTCGAACAGGCCCCGGCCCGCCGCCGCGCCCGCGGCATCCGCAGCGCCGGCGTGGTCGTCCCCAACCACCCAGCCCGCCAGCCAACCTGCCGCCGAGCCCGCCGCGCCGAAGGCTGCGGGTGGTCCGGCCTGGCTGAACCCGTGAGCCCGGACGAATGGCAGGCGCATGTCACCACGGAGGCGGCCCTTGCGATGGGGCGCTGGCTCGAGGCGCGGGGGCGGCTCGACCGCCCCATCGCCAGCCTGACCCGGCGCGATCTGGAATGCATGGCGGTGAGCGCCATCAGCCGCTTCATTGTGCTGGCCTCCGAGCGTCGCACCGCCGCGCCAGGCGAGGAGGAGCGCGAGCACCTCGACCTGCTGCTCATGGGGTGAGCCGTGCCGAACTCGGCCGCCGCGTGCCCTGCGCGCTCTGCGGCCGTGAAGCCCGGGGCTTCGGCTACTGCCACGCCCTGCGGTGGGACCGCCATCCACACTATCGCTTTTGCTCCATGGCCTGCCTGAGGGCGGGCTCGGCCAACGCAAAGAGGAACCACGGAATGATCGACAAGACCGACATGGAAACCCGCGCGGTCCGCGAGGCCCGCCGCGAGCTGGCCCGGGCGCTGACGGAGATAGGGTTGATGGAGCCCTTTTTCGACCGCCCGGCCGAGGACATCGACCGCCTGATCGAGGCCTGCGTCGACGGGTTTCAGGCATCCATGCAGCGCCAGTCCGACGCTGGCGACGTGCCGTTCTGAGGGGGGGCGGATGTTGGTAGACCTCAATCACCGCTCGCGCTTCGTCTACGGCCGGGACGCGGATGCCCTGCCGCTCGGCGCCCGGATCAACACGCTGCTCAATGACGCCCTCGTGGCCGAGCACGAAGGTCAGCGGCCCCGCGACTATCTCGGCGCCAGCCGGATCGGCGAGCCCTGCGCGCGCCGCCTCGTTTACGAGGTGACCCACACGCCGCCCGATGCCGGCAAGGAACTCGAGGGGCGCAGCCTGCGCATCTTCGCCGCGGGTCACGTCTTCGAGGATCTCTCCATCCGCTGGCTGCGGCTGGCCGGGTTCGACCTGCGCACCCGGACGCGCGACGGCGGCCAGTTCGGCTTCGAGACGGCGGGCGGCCGGATTCGCGGCCATGTCGACGGCGTCATCGTCGGTGGCCCGGAGGTGGGGCTCGCCTGGCCGGTGCTCTGGGAACACAAGGCGCTGAAGGCGTCCTCATGGTCGGACACCGCAAAAAAGGGCGTCCGGCTCTCCAAGCCCGTCTATTTCGGGCAGATGCAGATCTACATGGCCTATATGGGGCTCGGATCAGCGCTCTTCACCGCGCTGAACAAGGACAGCTGCGAACTCTACCACGAGCACGTCGCCTTCGACCCGGCGACCGCGCAGGAGCTGTCCGACAAGGCGGTCGCCGTGCTGCGTGCCGCGGATGCGGGCGAACTGCTGCCGCGAATCGCGACGAGCCCCGACTTCTATCTCTGCCGGTTCTGCCCGTTCGCAACCCGCTGCTGGGAGGACCAGGCATGAACATCACCCTTTCCCAAGCCCAGGGTCGTGCCATCACTGCCATCCGCGACTGGTACGAGACGCGGCGGCGCGACCAGCAGATCTTCCGACTGTTCGGCTATGCCGGGACGGGCAAGACCACGATCACCGCCATGGCGATCGAGGCTCTGGGGCTCACGCCGATGACCCCTGGTGGGTTTGGTGGCGTGCTCTTCGGTGCCTTTACCGGCAAGGCCGCACTCGTGATGACGCGCAAGGGCACGCCCGCGCAGACCATCCACAGCCTGATCTACCGGGTCTCCGAAGCGACGCCGGAAGAGATCGAGCGGGTGACCGAGGATCTGTCGGCACTCCGCCACGACTTGCCGCGCATGGGACCGGCCGAGCGCGATTTCGCCATGACGCGGATCGCGCAACTGGAGATGCGGCTCGAGGACATCCACCAGCCGAAGTTCCTGCTCAATGAGCTGTCGATCCTGCGCGACGCCGACCTCCTCGTGCTCGACGAGGTGTCGATGGTGGGCGAAGACTTGGGGCGCGACCTTCTCGCCTTCGGCAAGCCGATCCTGGTGCTGGGCGATCCGGGCCAGTTACCCCCCGTGAAGGGTACGGGATTGTTCACCGAGGCGGCGCCCGACGTGATGCTGACCGAGGTGCACCGGCAGGCCCGGGACAGCGCGATACTGCGCCTTGCGACGCTGGCGCGTGAGGGCGCGCCGATCCCGATGGGCGCGCATGACGACCACGTCTGGAAGATGCCACGCCAAGACGTCGGCCCGGAGCAGATGCTGCGCGGCGGCCAGGTGATCTGCGGCACCAACGCGACGCGGCGCTGGCTGAACACCGCCATGAAGCGCGCGGCCGGGTTCGAGGCCGACTACCCGACCGGCAGCGGCGAGAAGATCATCTGCCTGAAGAACCGCCATGATCTCGGGCTGATCAACGGCATGTTCCTGACGCTCAGCGACGTGCGCCAGGATCCCAACGACGCCTTCGCTTTCAGCGCCATGGTCGAGACCGAGGATGGGGAAAGCATCGCGGGGCGGCAGCGCTTCTGGCGTGGCGAGTACGCCGATCATATCGCCTACGATCCTGAACGGGCGCGGCGGGAATGGCAGATCCGGCGCGGGCTGATCGAGTCCAGCTGGGGCTACGCGATCACCTGCCACAAGGCGCAAGGTTCGCAATGGGAGAACGTGGTCGTTTTCGACGATGGTTTCGGGCGCACCACCTCCGACAGGAACCGCTGGCTCTATACCGCGATCACGCGGGCCGAGCGGGGGCTGGTGATCCTTGCTTGACCTCAACGACGCTCTCCCGCCCGAACCCGAGGCGCCGCGTTTTGATCTCGACCTGATCGTCGAGCGTCTGCGCGAGAGCGCCCAGCACTGGGTGCCTGAGTTCTTCCCGCGCGGCCGCCGCTCCGGCGACGAATGGCGGCTCGCCAATATCCGGGGCGACGCACCCCGGAACACCGGCTCCTGCGTCATTACCCTGCGCGGGCCCCATGCCGGCGACTGGATCGACTTCGACGGTAATGAGGGAGGCGGGCCGATCAGCGCCATCGAGGCGGCGACCGGGCTTGAGGGCCGCGCTCTGATCGGGCGGGCCGCAGAGGTCGCGGGCGTCTCCCCGGGCGCGCCAGTGCGGCAGACGCCAGCGACGCCGCCGCCACCCAAGCGGGACGCCAGCCTTGAGATTGTCCACATCCTGTCCTCTGCCGAACCGCTCGCGGGCACGCCGGCCGCCGACTACCTCGCGGGCCGCGGTCTGGCCGTCCCAGCCGAGGCCGATCTGCTGTTTCACCC